TGAGCGTGCCGACGGTGGCGCGCCCCGTTTCGGCGGCGGCTTTCTGCACGTTCTGAAGCGTCTTCGTCGCTTCATCGCGCGCAGAAATTACTATTTGTACGCTGTTATCCGCCACGGGGATGATCCGGCGCGAGGCCCGCGCGCTGCACGAGGGTGAGATGCTCGCCGTGGCCCAGCACGGTAGACTGTTCGGGGATCAACGCCTTCACCGAGAACATGAAGTCCGCGATGCTCCAGTGCGCCCACACGACATGCGGCGGCAGATTGGCCCGCTCCGAGAGCGCGAGAATATCCGCGCGGATCGTCCCACTCGGCAGGCGCGGGAGACACGTCAGCAGGTGCTGCGGGTCCAGCGGCGGCACGTCCACGAGGGCGGCCGTCGCCGGGCGGATCAGTTCCGGCGAGATGGAGAGCCACCCCACCGCGTGCAGATACGACCGGGCGATGCCATCCCGCTCCGGGCCCAACCGGTCCAGCAGCGCGGGGGTCAGCGTCGGCGCCGCCACCGCGCGGAGTAGCATCGCGTTCGCCCAGCCCTCCCACCGCTGCCGGTTCCCCTGCTCGGCGTCGAGCGGGTAATCGGCAAAGAACACCCCCACCGGCACGTCATGCGCCAGGAGAAACCCGTCCTGACAGGGGAGCGCGAGGCTAGGCAGCAACCGGCTCGGCCTCTTCGACGGGGACCGGATTCGCCTCTTCCACCACCGGCACCGGCTTGATCAGCCCGGAGAACCTCAGCACCTCGGCGGCGAGCTCCGCGGCGTCGTCGCCCAGATGCCGCGCCTGCTCCAGTGTCAGTGTCGGCTGGACACACGCCGTCACCGCCACCCGGTAGAGAATGTCGCGCGCCTGCGCCCGGCGCTGCTCGAGCTGGGCGAACGGCAGCGTGGCGATCCACGCCCCCTCTTTCTCCGGCCACTCCTCCGCGAGCCAGGACTCCGAGCCGGGTGGCAGGGCGGGCAGGAGCGCGAGGTACTCCGCGCGCCCGATCTTCCGAACGCGCACCCCCGCCTCCAACCCAAGCAGCGCCGAGAGCCCAGGCAATGCCACCGTGGTTTCAGTGGCCGCGATAATGTCGGCAACGGTTAAGATCTTCATCCACCACCTCATGGCGCGCCTCGGGGCGCGCGGTTATGTCGCCCACACAAGCTTGAAATCGTCCTGGCCGGCGGAGATCGTGGCCAGGGCGGTGGTGCGGGCGGCCATCAGGCCGTCGCGCTGGAGGTACTCGCGGTTGACGATCTGGAGCCCCGCGGCGGCGGACGCGTTGAAGCTGAACTGGATGCGGTTATTCAGCGCCGCCGCCCCGATGTCGAACGTGCAGTCTTGCAGCGTCCCAGCGCGCCACGCGCTGAACCAATCGAAGGTGGCCACCGACACGCTCTCGGGGTCGATCTCGAGCCGCGGGTTGCGGTCGGCGATGAACACGCCGAACACGCCGCCGGCCGAGTTGAAGTCCGGGACGTACTGGAGCTGGTTATTGATGGCGAAGCGCATCGCCGAGAACCGTGCCGCGTAGTTCGCCGAGCCGATCTGAAACGCCGCCGACTTGGCCACCGGAAAGGGCGGGGTCGCCGTGAACACGCCCGGCACATAGGTGATGTCGGCCACCGCATCGAGCTTCCCGGTCACGGTCACGAACAGGCGCAGCGGGCCACCCGCGGAGGCACGGAACTCGCCCGTGCCGTGGCAGCCAACCAACTGGATTGACTTGCCGGTGGGCGAGACGCAGTACACCGTGAAGGACTTCTGGAGCGCGGGGGTGGCCGGCTGGAAGGACCACGCGGCGGCGGCGAAGCTGCCCGCGAGCCCCATCAGCTCCAGCACCCGGTGCGCATCGGCGCAGACGGTCGCGGTATAGGTGATCCCCCGGCCCCGCAACGGCATTTCGAAGGAGACGGAGGCCGTCTCCCGGCCGATCATGGAGGGTGCGCGCCCGAGGTTCCCAGCGGTGGCGAGGTTGTCAATCTCCTCCATTGAGATGCTCGGGACGATGTTCTCCGCGGGAATCGTCTCCGAGTTGAGCGTGGTATACGTGCCCGCGAAGACGTCCGTCCCGTAGGTCGCCTCTTCCTTCAGCGCGATCACCCACTGCCGAAACCGCGACGCGCCCATGTTCGCCATGACCAGGCTCCTGGCGCACGGCGGCGCACTGAGTCGTAGTACCCGTGTTCTGCTGCGGCGCGGTGTACGTCCGCATCAGCGGTTCTTTGCATCGGGGACACCGGAACTTGAGGCGGAAGGAGCCCGCCCCGATCTTCTCCTCGATATGCGCGACGCACCGCTCGCAGTTGCCGCACCGGAGCTCCGTCCAGGTCGGCGCGCTCACGGATTGCTCACCTCTTCGCCCTCGCACGCGATGGTGATCTCGACGTAATGCACGAGCTTGTCGAAGAACTGGCGCGCCTCCACGAGCCGCACTTGCGGGGGGCCCACGAAGGTGACCGAGGTCACGCCGAACCCGACGAGCTGCGGCAACTGCTGCGCCCGCACCGCGTCGCAGATGTCCTCGATGAGATCCTGAAACGCCTTTTCGGTGAATCCCTTCTGCCCAACGGGCGCGTACCCGCGAATGACCATGGCGTGGTTGCGCCAGGTGGTGGCGTTGTCTTTATCGCGCTCACTCGTGGATTCGCGCGTGATCGTCCAGCCGAGGATGCGGTCCGCCGGGGCGTCGTAGAAATAGGTGCGGAAGTCTTCCTCACGCTGGACGAATGGCTCGTAGTCCGTGACCACGCCGATGTCCGTGATCCCGGCGAGGAGGGACTGGAGCCCCGTGCGGAGCGTGGCAAGGCTCACCGCCCGCCGCCCAACTGAGCGCTCAGATCCGCCGCGAGTTTCTGGAAGCGACGCTGCACGATGGGCTGAAGCTGCGTCGCCGCGTGCTGGAACATGCCGTACCCGCGATAGCCCACCGCGCCGATCTTGCGCGCCACGAGGAACGCGACGCGCTGCTCCTGCTGCGGGGCCACCTGCAGCTTGCGGCGCACCCACAAGAGAATCGGGCCGATCGGGGGCCGCCGCCCGGGCTGCCGCCCGAGTTCCACAAACGGCGCATACGCGACACTCGACGCGATGAGTTGCGTACGCTGCACCCCGCGGCCGCGCTGCTCGGTGAAGATCGAGCCGCGGAGCCCACCCCCACCGGATGACACGCCCGCGGGCGTCCGCTTGACCACCAGCGCCTGCCCGACATGGCCGAGTTCCGTCAGCGCCGCGCTCATGGCGCGATCCACCACACCCGCCGAGGCCCCCTGCACCATCGGCCCGCGCACGGTCACGGTATAGGCAATCACTCAGCGCGCCCGCGTCGGATGGTAGAAGGGATCACCAAAGGGGCCCTGGAGCGGTACGTCGAGGTCATACGGCCCGCCGGCCGGGCCTACCAGCGTCGCATTCCCGACGCCCACGCCCTCGCGGAACTGCCGCTCGTACTCGCGCGCCAGCGTCAGATACTGCGCGGTCTTGTCGCGGTGGTTGATTGAATCCACCGCGAGCGTGGCGTCGGACGCCTGCGCGTAGTACGCCGCGAGTTGCCGCAGACAAATCGCGGCCGCCAGACACGCCACCGGCTCACGATGCGCCACCATCACCGTGTCCTGCCCCATATCGTTCACGGTGTGCCGCGCCGTGTAGTACACATACGCGGTTTCGGCCGCGCCCAGCACCAGCGAGCCGAACCAGATCATCTTGACCCCGCTGACCGGATCAAGCCGCACGTCGTAATCTTCCCCGCTCAACAGTGTCGGCACCTGGCTCCCCGTCGGATGCTCGATGGCCAGGAGACTCGACAATCCATCCTCATACCCCGTCGGCAGCGCGAACCGATACGCCACCCCATCACCCACCAGCGACGCCACCGTTTCGCGCGGCACCACGAGCGAATAGCGGCGCACCGCTTCCGTCACCGCGGCCGCGCGCTCCGCGAGCGTGATGATATCCGCGGTGTCGCGCAGCCGCTCCGCCACGAGGTCGGTGTAATCGCCGAGCGCCATTAGCCGACCTCCCCCAGCATCCCGCGCACGTGCGGGGGATAGTGCAGCGCCGGGCGCTTGTCCTTCTTCCGCGAGTTACATGCCTTGCACAGCGGCCACACATTCGACCACTCGTGCTTGCCGCCCAGGATCAGCGGAATGAAATGATCCATCGTGATGCGCTCGGTCGCGCTGCACTGAGCGCACACGTTGCCGTACCACGCCTTGATGTAGGCCCACTCCGCGCGCGGCACGCCGCCCGCCTTCTTCTGCTGATAGCGCCGCGCACGCTGCACGTGCTGCTTCTCCGCGATGTAGCCAGGGTGCGCGGCGAACCACGCTTTCTGATAGGGCTTGATGCGGTCGAGATTGGCGAGGCGATACGCCGCACGCTTCGTCACTGTCTTGACCGTATAGCGCCGCCGGATGGCCTTCATCTTGTCGGGGTTTGCGTGCTGCCATTCGCGGGTCACGCGATTTACACGCTCGCGGTTCTCCGCTTTCCACTTCTCCGTTCGCCCAGGGTTGTTCCGCTTCCATGCGGCCGCCAGATCAATGCACGCCCCGCAGCAGCGAGTCAGCCCGTCAAGATTCGCGCGGCGATTGCTCGCGCGGAATTCCGTCAGAGCCTTCTCGCTGCAGCAGGTCGCGCACTTTTTCATCTAGGCCACGATGTTCTTCGTTGCGGCCTGCACATCGACAATGTCACCGCCCCACTCAAACCGCAGCTTATAAGTTACGCGATCATTCGTGAACGTCGCGCCCACGGTCGGCTGATCCTGCAAGAAGAACTCAGGCTCCTCGCGTCCGCCGAGGAAGTCGATCCAGATGGACTCGCGTCCACCCGATCCGGGCGCCATGTGCACGCCCCAGTCCGTCGCGTCCGTGAACAGCGGGTTCACGTTGATGCGCGAGCCCCCCGGATCGGTCGGGGAGCCGAAGAGGGCGTACACCTGGTTGGTCACGCCCGCGCCCCACTCGGGCGAGATGTTCAGCCGGCGT